ACGTACGAGCTGATTCGAGACACGATCGGATGCTTCGCTCATATCAAGCGTAGCTAGCTCTCCCGAAAGAGAGCCAATCTGAGCAAGACGTTGGTTAGGCGTCTGGTCAGAAAAACCGATGAGATGAGAGAAGGTCATCTCCCTCAATCTCCCGATAAATCAAGCGACGGATCAACTGCTGCGCATACTGCATAGCAGTCGGTTCCATCCCAATGATTCTCGGAGTCTTGAGCGTCTTAGGTACGGTGATAACCTTAACGGGTATCTCCGCGCCGGGTTCGAGGATGTCCACGTCTGCCAATTGGTCATAGTAACGCCAATTGGGAAGGAGAAACTCTCCAGCTGGAAAGATTCTCTCCAGACGCTCGGTCCAAGTTCTCAGTCGATATTTCTCATTACCAATGAGACGATCTGATGTCGAACCTGGACCATGTGCTGGGACGAGATCCAAATCCCAATAGATCTGATGATCTATCCGGGTGAGGAATCGTCCGAACAACATAGATGACATACGACGAAACGCCTCCAAATCAATGGGGGTCCGAAGTATGTCAGCTGAGCGAACATCCTGCTCACACTCGACAAAACCATCGATAGCATCCTTGACCCTTGCATCGCTGCAAGGGAGAAGGATCTTGCTAAACATCAACGCAAGTTGACGGATAGCGAGAATTGCATCTATGTCAGGATTGCCGAGCAGCACTCCACTGTTTCGGTCGAACACACGATCGAGGAAACCTCCGAGAAATCGGGGGAGCCCTCCTTTCCACTGGAAACCAGTGAAAAGACGTCGATCGACATACCCAAGGTCTAGACTTTTTTGGAAGTCCTTTCCGAAGGTAGGTAGGGTTATCGTCAAAAACGACAACCCCTCATGTTCGAACCGGCACTCGACTTTTTTGAAGTCGAGGGTGGCGCTAGTGCAACATCTGGTCGCAGACTCGTCTGCAACCTTCTTCCAGAGCAACAGTAGGCTTTTCAGAAGCCCTCCTTGATAGGGGGTCACTTCATCCTAGTCTACAGCGTAGCTCACCTGATGAACCTGAAAATGCCTTAAAGCACAATCAGGGCATCAGCCAGAATCGCAAGGATGAGAATCCACATGAGAACCAGCGCAACCAGCGCCAGGCCCATGAAGAAATCCCAATCTTCGCGATTCAGCTCTCACCGCCAAGGAGCTTGGTGATGAGGGCATCCGAAGTGGCGGTAAACGCGGCTTTGAAGCCAGCGTAAATCGCCAACGCCTCGGTATTCGTGTACCCGACAACCGGAACGTCGAAGACGATGTAGTTACTCATCGAAACCTTCGCGTTCTGGGCCGGGATATACGGATCCGCGGTGATCTTCGAGTGGTCGATCCTGAGAACTCGCCGAACCCGGCGCCCGTAGGCGCTAGATGCGGAGAGCTTCACAAGTCCGTCTCCACTCATGTACTCGCTACCGTTATTCCCCACGTTGGTACGGGGGAGCGGAATCGCGGTACCTGAGATGGTCACAGACTGTGGATCAGTGAACGCCATAGACGTGCTCCTTGGGGGCCGAAGCCCCCCGGTGGTTTGACACAGGCATAATACCTGCTACGAACTCCGGGACAAGCCCAAAGCCGCAGCGATGGAGAGCTGGAATGGTGACAAGCCATTCCAACTAACTCCAAACCCAAAGGGGTTTGCTCGCTTCCTGATCTTCGTTTCAGTAACGAAGGTCAATGGCGACACACGGTTCTTCAGGCCGATAAGACCTGAGCCTGTGTGAGTATAGGTATCGCGAACGATGGAATGTTCCATCAGATACCCATACCGCATAACCAGCCCGTCGGTGGCCCAATCGGTGAGGTTTGAAACAACATCACCGGTATTACTGAACCAATCGACAGCCCAGCTCCACGGGGCGAGATTCCAGAGTGTTTCTGGCGTCAGTGACAGTCCAAAAAGTTTCTTGGACTCAAGTGCATAACGCGCCATCTTAGACCGGGAGTCGTATCCGGTCGGCAGATGGTACGTAAATGCACCAGAAAACCACTGACGGCGCGTCGTCTCACGAACGCGCTCTACAGTCCCGTAGGAACTACCATCCAGCAGGTTCGAATTCAGAGGGCCCCAGATGGAGCCAACTGAAGTCGCTACAATGCTGCGATCGTAGATCCTCTGTTCAGGGAAGTGGTAGGATCGTCTAACCTGTTTACCAGCATCACGCTCATACTGTGCAAGCACAGCATCAGCATGACGCACGGCATTCGAAAACTTCCGAATGTCGCTGATAAACGGCTTCCATCCAAACTCGGCATTCAGGTATTCACTACCTGCTGCACGAGCGAGGGCGGATCGGTCTTTCCATGTAGAAACTCCAAGCATAGATGGAATACCATCATGCAGGAGCTCTCCAAGGAAGACCGAAGCGTCTGCCACTGAGTTAGTGGGCTTACAGCGTGCAACTGCAGTTGCACCTAACTGGTTGAGAGTAGCTTCGCTACTCTCACCAGAAGGTGGAAAAGCAGTGACACGCGGATCGACGGGGAAGACTGGTCCATCATAGGTCGTTCTAAACGACCCAGGTGCAGGAAACACTCCAGCACCTGTCGCCACTGCATGTTCAATCCTCCGAAGAGGAAATTGAACATATTGGCGAGATGTATAGAATTCTCCGCCGACATCCCCCAGCAAGGATTTATTCCTTTGCCGGAAAGGATGCCCCTCCGAGACAGTGATCTGTCTCCCCTTTGCCACAAAAGCGGCACGAGTAATCGTCTGATGGATCTTTCCACGATCTGTGGAAAATTCACCAACAGATTCAGCAGTAGTGACACCTTCCCCAAGAGGGAAGTCTATCGCTCTGCTGCGTGTCGTCTTGGGCAAACGGCTGAACAACTCCTTTGGAAGAGGGATACCTCTATTCGTATCTGTGAAGATACGG